AGTTCTTTGTGTGAAAGAAGTTGAACCTGATGCGTTAAAACCGCATGATCCACCTGCTTGAAAAACTGCGTCTGTGTCCATGATGTTAATGGTTTCTGCGGATTTTACTCCGACCATTACGTTACCTGCACTCTTAATCAAAGATGCAGTTTTAGCACCCAATACAGATGATGTAACCAAAAGAGCTTCATTCTGCTCTGTATAGGCTGCAAGGGTTGATACGTCAAATGCCATTTTTTTTAATTTTTATTGTTTAAAATTGCGTTACGATATTTATTAAGTCTTTCAAACTTAATGTCTTTTGTTGCTTCGAACTTGAAAGTCTGTGGCATCTCAATCGGATCAGCCTGTGGAACTTTACTCATTTCTTCGATCAGTTCAACCACTTGTGCAAATCCTGTTTTAGATTTACTTTCAAGTGCCTCAATCTTCGCCATCAAAGCAGCGTTAATAATTTCCATGTTAGAAATTTTTGACTGAAATTCAGCAGCCATTTCTTCTATTTTCTTGTCCATTTTCTTTGACTCAACCTCAACATTTTCTTGACTTGGTTCTTCAGCTTTCTCAATCTCAACGATCTTACCTTCAAGGGTTGAAATCTGTGTACCATCTGCCAATTGATGCTCACCATCAGGTGCGTTTGAGCCATCTTCCAATTTTACTTCACCACCTACTTCAAGGGATGAAATCATAACCTTCGTGCCATCTGCAAGGGTATATTCTGCGAAATCAGCAGCTTTAACTTCCTCAACAGGTGCTTCTTCGGGTTTAGGCATATCTTCGAAAAGTGCCTTGATTTTTAGTATTGCTTCTTTAGGATTCATACTTTTATTTTAAATGTGAATAAACAAATTATATTACCACTTAACAGAAGATAAAATTCGCTTTATATCTTCTATCATCTTCTGATCCTTTGATTGTTCTTTCTTATATTCAAAGATACCTTCAACAGAAAAACCCTTCACTTCACCATTCTTGACCTTCTGCCAAACCTCATCATTGTAAACTTTAAAAGAGCCAAACCATGATCCTTCAGGTGCATCTTCAAAACCCTTCATTGGTGGAATGCCACGTTCTTTGTCAGATATAAAGGACTCGAACATAACAATATCTTCAACCTTAAAATCAGGATTATGCTCCAAGTTAACATTAGCTTGATAGCCTTTCTTAAAAAACTTCTGTGCAATTTTGAGAATAGTATCTTTGCTGAAAGTAACATAGTAATCGCCATGAGTATTGTCGCTGCGAAAAATAGGTGTATCAGCCAACATAAGAGCACCGCTGATAATACGCTGATCTTCCGAAACAATTTGAAATACGTGTTTATCTTTAAAAGCATTCCAATTCCTTTGAATCGCAGGTCTGTCAACTAATGCCACGAAGTTCACTTCTGCATCATCTTCGACATCCTCATTTATCATTAATTCGTACAATGGTAATTCCATAAAAATAAATGTTTTGATTTTTAGTAATTATCTACTTAACCAAATTTAGCTTTTTGTTTAATTGCTTCAATTCTTTTCTGACTTGCACTTATATCTGTTTCAACAACGTATGCCCTGATTGCCTGATTTCCGATTGCGTTAATTGATGCCTGATCAATTCTTGTTGTTGCAATATTTGATGTTGGACTTATTGGTGAAGTCGTACTTATTCCTGAAGGTATAGAAGCAGATGCACCACTTCTACTTGGAATAGGTGTTTTAGCAATATTTTTTACTGCACTTAATCCCGATGCAAGTATCGTTGCAACTGATGCAACTTTCTGTATTGTTCCGAAGGGTTCAGGTATTGTTGTTTTATTTGCAAGTACCTCCGTAACACCTGTATATGTATTGATAATTGCCTGTGCTAAACTTAATGCTTTACCTGCTGCCGTATTTTTACCAACTAATTCAGACAACTCACCAAGTGCTATGCCTGTCATATAATAGGCATTCTGTTTTGCCTGTTCACGTGCAATAGTATCTTCAGCTAATTTTTTTTGATCATCATTTTGTTTGATAATATTTGCACTTCTTGTTTTTTGTAATTGATCTTGTCTTTGTTCTTCTTGCTGAAATAAACCTTCGACAGTTTCATCTTCTTCTTTTGCTATACGTTTAGCTTCCTGACTTCTGTTTTCAAGTGATTGCATTTCAAGCCTGAATGCTGCTCTTTGTGCTGCAAGTTCATCTTCACGATATTTTTGTAATCTTGCAGCTTCCTCTTTCTTTTCCTGATCTATTTTTCTTTTTCTTTCTTCTGCTGCTCTTTGTCTTTCTGCTTCAAGTTTTTTATTCTTTTCTACTTCATCATCAACTACTTTTTTATTTGTTTTTTCTACCTTTTTAACTTCCTCATCTTTGAACCCAAGAAACTTTGCTGCTTTGTCTATAATGTTACCAAGAAAATCACCAACAGGTTTCAATGCAGGTATCAGTCTATAAAGTGCTTCCTTTAATTTATCAAAGTTTTGTATAATCAAAGGAATTGCAATAGCCAATAAACCTATTCCTGTTGCAGCAATAGCACCACGAAGTGTACTAAATGCAGTAACAACCTGTGTCTTAATAACTGCTGCAAGTCTTTGAAAATCTTTGACAGAATCTGTTATTGTTGATAACCCTTGTGATAATGCGAGTGCTGATTGTACACGTAACAATTGTTTTTCTACTTCCTTCGATTCAACACCAAATAAACCTATTGCACCTTGCACCGCAGTAAATCCACCTGCAACTGCGGTTAATGCACCACTTAATGCTTGAAACTTTTTACCGGGATCAAATAAATTTGCAGTTTCACTTGCTTCTTGTATAGCATCTTTGAATAACGCTACCTTTTTAGCTGCTGCAACTGCTTCCTTACTATATTCTCCAAATGTAGTTTGTGCTGCAATTAATTCTGCATTTGCTTCTTTTAAGGCTTTCTTTACTTCACCTAAATTTTTAAATGCATTACCGCCAATATTTATCTGTAAATTTAATGTTTCTGCCATTAGAATACTTTTGTTATTACTTTCAATAATTCAATCTTACTTGTCTTATAATCAATACTGTTGTAACCTTCTATTTTGTTTATTCTGAATAGTTGGTTATCAATCATCACTAATTTCCCGAAATTCAAATTCAATACATCAACTGCATTTAATAGTATGTTGCAAGTTAGTAACTTCGAATCCTTATCTGTTATTTCAGCCATATAGTCCGAATAATACGCATTGAATAGATTTGTTGTTGGGTATGTATCAGTAACGAAATATACTTCACGTGGTGCACCGAAATTTATATCATCTGTTGGATCATCAGGATCATTAACATGACCTGCATATCCGTATGATGTTAACGTTGCCTTATCTGTTGCACCATCTTGTATCTTGTATGATGTTTTATTTGTTAATTTCTTTGCTTGTAATACCCTAATCACAAAGTCCATTGGATCAGTCTTTGTATTCTCATTTGATTTTTTGTAAATAGCAGGGTATATTTTATCTTTATTTTCTGCCTGAAATAAAACTGTTGGTGCAAATATTATTTCAGTCGAATCAGTATCTTTAACAAAATCAAATTCAGTATCGTATATGCGATCAGCATAACCTTCGTTGTATTTCTTTCTGTAATTTTCATTGTAATAATCGTTGTCATCTTTATATTTAAAGTGATAGTATCTTGCATTGATTTCACTCATTGGTTTAATACTCATCGGTTGCGATCTGTCAACTTTGTTTGTCCAATCTACAAATGATTCATCATAAAAGTCAATGTATGGTTTAATGTGTATTTTGTTTGTTTCGTATTGATCATCGTAAACATACAGGTTAAACATTTTGCAAATTGATAAAAAGAAATCCCTTTGAAATATGCCTTTAGGTATTGAATTATTTAAAACAATACCTTCTCCATAATTTACAGGTACATCAACACCACCTGCTGCTTCTATTTTTAAGAACCCTGAATCTATACTATATTCAGTTGCAGCACTATAAACATAAACATCAACTGTGTCATTTGTATTTAGTGTTGTTGTGTATTGCAAAGTTGTTGTAAATGTTAATGGTAAATAACTAATTGGGAATATTTGTGTTGCAACATCGCTACTGTTTACACGCAAAGCAACTGTTACATCATAGTAATTACTTCCATCAGATTGCACATTAATAAAATCACCACGCAAATCAAGTGTTATTGTACAACTCAAGGGTGGTGTTCCGTTATATCTGTAAGCATTACCTACCAATGTAAAATCACCTGCGGTTGTAACTGTAAAATCAGGGTAACTATCTGTGTTATATGTTGCAGCATTTGCATCTGCATTAAATGCGTTTGTGCTTGAATTACTCAAAACTGCCTTGTTAGATGGAATGACCATTCTTTTTAACAGGTTCGTATCAAGCAATGGAAAGTTCCATGTATATCCTGAATTTTCGACAATTTTATTAAGATATTCTTTCACATACAAAGCAGGTTTGAATGCCTTAAATTGAAAGTCAGTATTGTTGCTTGTTACGTTTCCGTAATCTATCAAAGGATAAAAAACACCTGATGCGTTTATATTGTCCCATGATGCGGTTATGTTTGCGACTGTCCAATCTTCATCGTATTCTGAAAAGTCCAAATCTTCTAATCGTTTGTTTCCAAGTGCAGACATAAACCCACCAAGATCACCATACACATTGCATTGATATTCGATTGCCTGTCCTGTAATGACCACCTCAAGCAACCTCAATACCCCTTTAAATATCTGAATGCCATCAACAAATATTCTGCAAGGTGCTACCTGCGATGCGTTAAAATTATAATTAACATTCGGCAGGGATATATTTGTGAAATTGCTATTTGCTAAATCGAAAATGTAACCGAATACTTTGTTATTCTGTGCCGATCCTGCAATGTTTATTGTCTTGGAATAGGTAGTGTTTTTACTACCAAAATCTGCTATGTCATCAATAGCGAATGTAAATTCGGTATCAATGTCATTCATCAAATCAAGTTCCTCGTTATTTATGAATATCTGTGTCCTCATCTGAATTGGCTATTTATTACCCTTCCGATTGTTGCAGTTAATTGAATATTGAATGTCTTATTGATGTTATCGTATTTAAACTCATATCCTGTGTCATCAATGGTTGCAGGAAAGTATCCACCATTCTGCTCAATGTAAACCTGTGGACTCGCAATCAGTTGTTGTGCCCAATTAGAATCTTGTTCGCTAATCCAATCACTTATCAAAGTAAGTTTATTGTTATGGCTTATATTAAAGTTTACATTGGTTTCAGAAATCCTATTGTAACTGTCTGCAATCTTTTTGCTTTCACCTATTGTTTGCCATTGCGGTTTCTGATATGTTTGTTTTTCAAAACTTGATGTCCGTTTATTTGCAAGTGCAAACATCATTGTATCTATTCCACCCAAGCGATTGATGAAGTGAACGTTAATTGGTTTAAACTTTGGGTAACATTTAATTCGAACAGTAATCTTACGTGAACTATGTCCTGCCCTGTTAATGTAGAACTTATAACCGTATGAACTGGAACTGATAAGACTTGATCCTGCCCATGTGTTGATTGCTGTTGCTCCAATGTTTATTAAGTTATTTTCGTTTAAAGTTATTGTTGCTGAATGTGAACTTACTGTTGATCCTGCTTCATTTATAACATCGCAATATGCGGTGTAAGTTCCTGTATTCTTTCTAAAGAACGAAACGAATAGTTTGTCATCAAATGTTCCGTTGATTACTGTATCCCTTTCAGTAAGGAAATCATCTTCATATTGACCAAGCGGTGCACCATAATACGTGCTGAATGTCTGCGATCCTGATGCGTAGTAATCAGAAAATAAAGGAAGATAATAGTTTGCTGCCTTGTATGTTCCTGATGCCTGATTGGTTGTAATCACTCCGCTTACTTCCTCACCTGCCTCTATCACATAACTGACCTTGTATTTGTCATTAGATGCGACCAAGATTGAATTACCTGAAGGCTCAAAGTAATTCTGTGCGAATGTCCTGATTACGGGTGCTGCATTATAGAATCCATAACCTGAAACATCAGGGAATAGTTTTACTGTTGTAGCGGTTGATCCGTTTACTATTACTTCAACAACGAATTTAAAGTTAGTTGACCCGCTATTGTTAGAAGTTAACTTAAACCATAAATCATCGTGCATTGGAGTATAATCCAATGGTGCTTCACTTATTACTGCTGCCATTTATTGCTCTTATTTGAATTGTTATTTCTGTATCTAATGCTTCACCGATTGCATCCCTGAAATCCTTATTGAAAACTGTCTTTAATGCTTTATCAATATAGTACGTTGCACGTAATCCATCCCTCTTTATTTTACTTGATATTGCATAAGCCAATCTGCGTTTATTATCCGCATCGGTTAACATTTTCTTTAATCCTTTTCTTTTCTTTTCAAGTGGTGTTGTTGCCTGTGGTACATTAGCCACTTGTTTACGTGCAGTATTTAACCAAGCAAAAATAGATGCTGCCATCTTTCTGTTTGGATATTTATTTTTAAACTTATATACACCTGCATTGGCTTTCTTATTGTTTACACCTTGCACCCCTTTGTTTACGAAGTCATAATACTTCGCTGCCTTCGAACTGATTGGGTAACCAAACTCAATCGTGTACCCATCAGCATCCTGTTTAACAATAGGTGTTGCAATGTCTGCTAATTGTCCTGATGCTATTGCCTTTGCCTTTTGTAGGTTAGCTTTAGCTGCTTTGTTAAATTCAAGGGCATATTGAAACAACAGGTATTCGATTGCATTACCTATTTCAGGATCAGTTTTATACTGACTGCCTAATGATTGTAGGTAACCATTCAATAAAAATTTAGCCTGTTCTTTGTTTATGCTCACACTTATAAATGACTGATTTCGGGTAAAATAACTGAAAACCCCCACGTGGAAACGTAGGGGGAAACGATTGCTATGCTATAAAAACTTATTTCTGATAATCTCTGTATGCCTTCAGGTATGCAAGTGTATTAAGGTATTCGATTGTTGTCATATTCCATGCTTCATCAGCTTTGATATTGTGGAGTCGGGCAGTTTCATATATGGTATAGTGCCATCCATATACTTCAAGAAATCTTGAACCGCTTCGATTTCCTCCGAAGGGATTTTCTTCGACTTCAGTTCCTGTATCAAATAACCCTGCGAAACTTTTATCCAATTCAGATATACACTTAAAAAAAAAACTGCGGAATGGTACACATCAACGAACCTTGCTTCTAACATATCCTGTGCGTATTCCTCGTGTTTGGAAGCATCGTATTTATCACGCTTCCATCCGAAAATTGTTTTCTTCATTGGCAGTACCATTGTGGCTGCGATCTTATGT